TGAGAGACTTCGGCAAACTGAAGTCAGTCGGCGCCTTCCTTTGGGGACTTGATCCGGATGACAAGATTGATGATCGTGATACATGGGTGAAGGGTCAACCCGGACTCGGCCACGTGATCACCACAGTCGACTACGAGCGAGCCTTTGAGACCTACCAAGCACAGAACCGTGAGGGCGACTGGGAGCGATACCAGCTCTGTCGTTACTCACTCCGCTCACTCGGCTGGATCTCACCCGAGGTCATCGAGTCAGCAAGCAAGAAGATCGACATCATGGACTTCAAAGGCAAGAAGGCCTACATCGGCCTCGACCTGAGTAAGTCGTTCGACCTCAGCTCCATGTGTATCCAGTTCTGGGAGAACCAGAAGGCTACGAGCTTCTTCTTCCATTGGGTACCGGCAGTCGGTGCTCGCCAGCATTACCGACAGCACGCTCAGTTCCTCGACATCTGGGACAAGCGTGACAACGTTGAGATCGTCACCACAGAGACCATTGACTACAACGCAATCCGTGATCGCCTGTTGTGGGCACAGGAGCACTTTGAACTCCTGCCCGAGTCAATCGGTATCGACGCACTCGGCGGTCTCAAGCCCACACTTCAATCGTGGGAGCAGGACCACCAACTACCAGTCGTAGGCGTACCGCAGACCATCACGGTCATCGGACCCGCGACATTCTCATTTGAGTCACTCATTCGTGAGGGCTCGATGATCATTAATCAAGATCCGGTCTTCGAGCACTGTCTGAACAACGTAGTGCTGCTGACTGGTACCAACGGCGATCGTCGCCCGACCAAGGACAAATCCACCGGCTGTATCGACGCTGTGATCGCAGGGATCCAGGCGACGGCCATCGCAATCGAACATGGGGCGATGACCCCGCCGGCGTACTCCAAAGCGGAGGACGTCACCTTCTAAGGACTCAACATGGACAACAAACCTAGCTTCATCCGTAGGCTGTTCAACTGGAACACGACGGAAACACTTGGTGCCGCAGCCGATCCCGGTTGGGGCATCTTTGCTGACGCATACGGCTCGATCTACGCGCCGGATGAAGTCACTATTCAGACCGCTGAAACCAATACCTCAGTCACCCGTGCTATCAACCTCATCATGAACGATGTGGGCCGTCTTCCGGTCTGTACGGTTGATGAGAATGGTGATGAGAGTGATGAGCTGTACGGACTGCTCGAGCAGCCTAGCGAGCTTGAGACCGGATTCGACTTCTTCCGCAAGCACGTGCGGCACCTGATGCTGTGGGGTAACTCCTTCGCACTCATCAGCCGCAATGGCCGTGGCGAGGTCGTTCAACTGATCTCCTGCAACCCGCAGGACGTCACGCAGATCGACAAGGGCAACGGCATGTTCACCTACCGCCATGTGATCCATGGTGAGGTGGCGAAGGAGGACATCCTCCACTTCAGACTCAAGGGTCGACGTCCCTTCTGGGGCGACTCACCCATCACGATGGCACTCGATGCCCTCAACCTCGCACGGACGCAGGACGCGGCCGGCATGTCTCAGTACCGCGTTCCCGGACTCGGGAAGATTGCTCTGGAAATCCCAGAGACCGTGGGACCAGACAAGGTGAAGGCAGGGCAGGAAGCATTCAAGCGGACCCATGGCTCGAAGGAAGGCCACCTCGCTCCCATCATCGTTCAGAACGGAACCCAGGTTAAGCAGGTCGGACAGTCTCTCAAGGACGCCGACTGGATTACCTCGAGGCGCTTCAGCATCACTGAGGTGGCTCGCATGTACTCCATCCCGCCTGCGTTCCTCTTCGACCTCGAGCACTCCACGCTTGAGAACTCGAGCATGATGCTCAAGAGCTACGTCTCAACGTGCCTCGAGCATTGGCTTGAGTACTTCAGGTCCGAGTTCAAGCTGAAGCTGGATGTTGATATCAAATTCGACACCACTCAGCTGCTCACTGGCACCTTCAAAGAAGAGGTCGAATCGCTGCGCATGGCTATCGACTGTGGCGTGCTTACGCCCAACGAGGCTCGAGCCAAGCTCGGCTACGAAGCCCATGCAGACGGCGACGATCTCATGATCTCAAAGAACTATCAAGAGGCAGGCGTCAACGGGACGTCAGCCAACTCGGCCGACCAGCCCAATCAAGACTCCAACAAGGAGACCGATTCATGATTGAAACCCGCTCAACCCCGTTCGTAGGGGGAGCAACAGTGGATGGTAATACCATCTCTGGAATCGCTGTCCCGTACGGCAGTTCCTCTGTACTACTCCGGGATCGCCCGCGGCCATACCGCGAACGCTTCGTTCCTGGAGCATTCCCTCAGATCGACGAAGGCGTAGCACTCTACGTCGGGCACGATCATCGCTCGCTCCCGCTCGGTCGAGTAGGTGCTGGCACGCTTAGCTTCGAAGAGAGCCCGGAAGGGCTTCGCTTCAAGGCAACCCTTCCCGAGTCCCGCGCTGATGTGCTCGAAGCCGTAGCACGCGGGGACATCGGCGGAGTGTCCATTGGGTTCTCACCTCTTGAGGACGACTGGACGCACCGCTCCGGGAAGCTGCCTTCTGACCGTGTGGTCAGCAAGGCTCAACTGTTCGAACTTTCACTCGTAAGCGCCGGAGCATATCCGGGCGCTGTGATCAACTGATTAAAGGAATTCAATATGACCAACAACAAGACCGAGCTCCGTGACGAGCTCAACACTATTCTTTCCACCGAAGACCAGCTCACCACCGAGCAGGTCGAGCGACTTGAGACCGTCGAAGCCCGCCTCGCGGAGATCGACGTCGAAGAGCGTGCTGACGCTGCCCGCACGGCTGCCGAGGCTCGACTCGCCAAGACCACCTTCTCCACCGGCGACGTCGCTGAGACTCGATCCGAGTACGAGCGATTCGCTGACTGGGCTCTCACCGGCAGGGAAGACCGAGCGCTCACCAACGCGTCCGACGGCGTGCTGCTGCCCCTCGACCTTCAGAACGAGCTGGTCACCATCCTCAACGGCGTCGAAGGCGCTCGTAAGGCTGTGGAAGCTAAGACCTACGGATTCGACGTTGAGATCGCTCGCGTTGCTAGCCGTCCCTCGATCACCGGCTTCACTGGTGAGACCGTGGCCTACAACGACATCGAGTCGACCTTCGACGACGTGCGCTCGTACGCCTTCAAGAGCACGGCGATCACCTCGATCACCGAAGAGCTCGCGCAGGACGCCCGTCCCGCCGTCATGAGTGAGATCATGTCCGCTCAGATGGCCGCTCACGGTCTGTTCTTCGATGATCAGTACCTGAACGGTGCTGGTGGTACCAACGCTCCCGAAGCGATCTTCAACCAGGCGCAGTCCGGACTTAACGTCATGGACTCGGCTGCCTCCGGTGAGCTCAAGCTCGAAGACCTCCTGGTCGCCCAGCTTGAGACGCTGCCCGCTCAGTACCGTGGCGGTAACTTCTCCTTCCTCATGCACCCGACCGTGGAGTCCAAGCTCCGACGCGAGCGTGATGATGATGGTCGATACCAGCTGCTCCCGCAGGCGTCCGGCACCGATGCTGGCATGCCCGGAGCTTTGATCCACGGCATCCCCGTCGTGATCAGCACCAACGCTCCGACCCTCGATGAGTGCATCGCTGACGACTCGCTCGTCGCCGTCATGCTCATGAACAAGAGCTCCTACCGAATCTTCGACCGTATGCCTCTCACGAGCATGCGTGACGAGTACACCGGCGCCTCGACGGGCGTCGTGAAGTTCCTTAGCAAGATGCGTTCCGACGGTCGCTGGCTCGCGCCGTGGACCTCGGTCGGCATCTCCGTTAAGGCCTGATATTGATCTCAATCAAGGAACACGAACATGAGCTATAGCTACACCACTGCGGCCCAACTCCCAGTGAGTCTGTCGGCTATCCGGGATCACTGCCGTGTCTACGATTCGTCGTTTGACACCCAGCTGACCCGTGCTTGGTTCGCTGCTGCACTTGATATTGAGAACCGAACTGGCCTCCTCCTGCGGCCTGTCAGCGTCGAGGAAGTCCGCTATGGACTCCTCGGCGTTGATGGGCACGTGCTGGAAGTTGGCCCAGTCGACCTCAGTACCGTCGTGATCAAGCAGGGAACTGAGACGATGTATGGGTGGCGCGTTGACCGCAACACGGTTGAGCCCACCCTCTGCATCTACGACAGATCCGGTTGGGACCACCGACTCGATTACACCATTACCTATGACGCAGGACTCGCAGC